AGGTGGGGAGATTGCCTCGCGGGCGCCGGGGATGCCGGGGATCGCCGCGCGCGCCGCTGGCGGCGTCGCCGCGCCATCCCTTGAGCCGGATGGAACCACATCTTCCGGCCGCCCGGCCTCGGCTGGCGCGGCGGCTGTCGATCGCGTCGGCTATACGCTGAAATCCGCCCTTGGCCTGGAGAAAGCATTCTACTGGCAAGACCCGATGCTGCGCTTGCTGAATTCCAGATCGTCCATGGCGAAGCGCTGGATTCAGGAGCTTGCGGAAACACCGCTCTCCTTCAACGAGAACGAGCTTGGCATGCCAACGGCCCCGCTCGGATCAAGCCTGGGCGCGCCTGGCTCAGTGGAAACGCGGATCAAGTTCTGGCAGGCCCCGCTTGCCGAAAGCGTCCAGGCCGTCGATAACGCCTTCCTCCTCTACCGCACCGGCCGCGTCAAGCGCATGGCCGGGCAGATCACGGCGATCACCCTGAAGGACACCATCCAAGGGACCGAGGCGCTCAGCTTCCGCGATTTCAAGATGGAGATCGCCAAGGCCATGCGCCGGGGCGACAAGCACGATATCCCCGAGGTCGCGGAAGCAGCGGCGTTCATCCGCAAAAAGCTGATCGAGCCGCTGAAGAACGAAGCGATCAAGACAAAGCTGCTGCCCGAGGATGTCACCGTCGAGACCGCCGAGAGCTATCTCATGAGGCTCTACAACAAGGAGGCGATTATCGCGGAACGCGACAGCTTCAAGGCCATCGTCGTGAACTGGCTGGAGGGGCAGGAAAAGGCGGCATCCGTGCGCCGCGCGCGGCTGTCCGAACTCGTTCATCGCCATGACGAGATGGCTGATCATGTCGAGCGCATCGAAAAGCGCCTCGCCGAGACGCCGGAAAAGTCCAAGAAATTCGACAGGAAAGCGGTCAAGGTCGGCCTTGACCAGCCCAAGGCCGAACTCTCCGAGCTGGAGAAGGCAATCCGGGACGAACTTGGTCCCGATGCTCGCGCAAAGCCGGATGGCGAAGACGCCAGGCCGTCCGCCAGGGGCGAAAAGCCGATGATGGCGAATGCCCGCGCGATGCTGGACGAGCCGGACCGTGAGCCGGGAGAGCTTGCCGACCTCGCCGACCAGATCATCGACCGCATCCTCGGAACGCCCGACGGGCGCCTGCCCTATGACGGGCACCTGGACAAGCAGACGCTCGGCAGCGGCAAGTTCAAGATCCAGGTGGAAAAGCGCGGCCCGCTTGCCGCGCGCGAGTTCATGATCCCGGACGCCGCCATCGAGGACTATCTCGAAAATGACATCGAGACGGTGCTGCGCGCCTATGCCCGCACCATGGCGGCGGATGTCGAGATCGCCAAGCGCTTCGGCGAATTGAATCTGGAAACGGCACGGAAGGAAATCACCGAGGAATACGCCAAGCTTTCGGCTCGGGCGAAGACGCCGGAGGAAAAGACGAAACTGCACAAAGCGCGCGACCGCGACATCCGCGACATCGCCGCGATCCGCGACCGCCTGCGTGGCACCTACAAAATCCCCTCCGACCCGGACGGCATCATCGTCCGCACCGGCCGGGTGATCTCCTCGCTGAACTACATGCGCATGCTTGGCGGCATGACCATCTCGGCGGTCCCCGACCTCGCCCGCACCGTGATGGCGCACGGCATCTTGAACACGGTCGGCGACGGCATCGTCCCGCTGATCCGCAACTGGTCCGGCGCGCGCCTTGCGGCAACGGAGGTGAAGCTCGCCGGGACCGCGCTCGACATGGTGCTGGACTCGCGCGCGATGTCGCTCGCCGATGTCATGGACGATTTCGGGCGGCACTCCAAATTCGAGCGCGCTGTCCAAGCTGGCGCGCGCAATTTCGGCGTCATCACGCTGATGGCCCCTTGGAACGCCGCGCTGAAACAGTTCGCCGGCCTCGTCACCATGACGCGGATGCTGCGCGCGATGGAGCGTGTCGCCGCCGGCAAGGCCCACCGAAAGGATGTCGCCATGCTGGCATCCGGCGGCATCTCCGAAACGCACGCCATTCGCATCGCGGAACAGTTCGCCAAACACGGCTCCAAAGACGGCGGCGTCTGGTTCGCCAACACCGCCGCCTGGGACAAGGGCGCGCGCCCGGCGATCGAGGCGTTCCGCGCCGCGCTCGTCCGCGATGTCGACCGCATCATCGTCACGCCCGGCCAGGAGCGTCCGCTCTGGATGTCCACCGAAACCGGGCGGCTCCTTGGCCAGTTCAAGAGCTTTGCCATCTCCTCCATGCAGCGGGTGCTGATCTCGGGGTTGCAGCAGCGCGACATGGCGACGCTGAATGGGGCGGCGCTAATGATCGCGCTCGGCGGCCTCGCCACGATCCTGCGTTCAAAGGTCGCGGGCCAGCCCGTGCCGGACCTCTCCGACCGGCAGAAGCAGGGACAGTTCCTCGTGGAGGCGATCGACCGCTCCGGCCTCACCGGCTGGCTGATGGAAGCCAATTCCATGACGGAGAAAATGACCGGCGGTGCTGTTGGTTTGTCGGCGCTGACCGGCAAGCCGGTGTCACGCTATGCGCAACGCAATGTCACCGCTTCGCTTATAGGCCCCACGGCCGGAACCGTGGAAGATTTCATCCGCGTGACGCAGGCAGGATTTTCCGACCAATGGAGCGAACGCGAGACGAAAGCGATGCGCAGGCTGGTGCCGTACAACAACGTCTTCTATGCACGGCAGATGTTCGATGCGGCCGAATCCGGGATCAACGCGTTCTTTGGCGTGCCGGAGAAGGCCGCGGCGCGGCATTAGGCTTCCGCCACAGGTGAGACAAACGTCTGCCTGTGATGTTGGAGAGCGCGTAATACTGCCCGAGCGCTATCATAAGCAGGCCGATGGCTGCACCCGGTATGACGCCAGCGAGCATAGCTGAAACGCCGATAGCCCAGCCGCCATATGTCAGCTTGCGGTGATGGTCACGGAGATTCATGCCTCGCCGCCTTTCTGCGGGGCAGTGTGTTCAAGCCCGCGAATGTCCCACTCATTGAGTACGGGGCGTTCCTTGGCGTCGCGGATTGCACGCTCTAGGCCAGCGACAACTTCTGATGGATCATCGCCGCCGAAACCAGCAAGTGGTTCGCCACGTGCGACCGGATTGCCTTCATCATCATAGTGAACCTCATGCAGGCCATAATGGTATTCGCCCCAGGTCTTCTGCATGTTGCCGGGCATCGCCCGTCGTACGATGCGATAGTTCCAGGTGCCCATATCAGATCAGCTCTCGCCCAACGGCTGGCGCATCCACCCATTCGCGATCTTCCGGCGTCATGGGCGCGTCGGGATTGCACTGCGCCAGCAGTTCAGCCAGCGTATAACGGCGGCGCTTTGGTGGTGTCTCGGTCTTGACCGCTGACGTTTCTGGTGCGTCCGTCATCACGCCTCCACCAGATCAAGCCGCCGTTCAATCCGCGCCAGCCGGTCATCGATGCGATCGGCACGCACATGAACAGTCGCGATTTCCTGCGACATCGCTTTCAGGTCGCCGCGCATCGCGACAAGGCTTTCACGCATGGAGGAGAGCTGGCTGCGTTGCTCCAGCAGGGTTTCGCGAATGATGCTCTGTTCCGCGCTGATCTTGCGCAGCAGGGCCAGCGTGTGGTTCTCGGGCTCGTCAGCCATCATGCTTTCTCCTTCTGGCGCGCTCAAGCGAGCTTGGGTGTCAACAGCGCGAGGACACGGTCGATCTTAGTTTCGATCTTCTCGAAACGCTCGCTGGTCTCGTCCTTCGCCTCTTCGATCCGCTGCGTTATTCTGGCCTCGAAGTTGTCGATGAAAGTGAGGTCGATGGTTTCGTTCACTTCGCCATGTCCTCCAGCCGGTCTTCGATCGCGCTAAGGCGGTTGTCCATTTTGAGCGCGAAATTGCCGAAAGCGCCGCCCAGTTCCATCTTGATCATGACGGAGAGATCATCCTTCAATTCGGAGATGCGCTGATTGGTTTCGCTGATCCGTCGCTCCAACCGCTGTCCGAGTTCGCCGATCCGCTGGTTGGTTTCATCGATGCGCTGATTGAGCTTTTCGACACGATCGTCAATCCGCTGAACGTAGCGCAGGTTGTTCGCCATCGCGACATTCTGGGTGTTGATAGAGGTTTGCAACTCCTTGAGCGCCAAGAGAACGGCCTTGTCTTCGAGGGTATCGTTCATTTCGCGACCTCCTTCTGGCGCGCCGGGCCGGGATCGTAGCTCGCCTTGGCGTCGTCGCCGCGAGAGGCGGAGAGGCCAAGAGCGATCAGCTGGCGGATGGCTTCGCTCTCCGAAGGAATGCGCTGGGCGTAGCGATAATCCGCTATCGCGGCAGCCTGCTCCTCGGTGAGCTGGATCAGCTTTTTGACGGGGTATAGGATTTCTGCCATGTGGGGAATATTGTCCATATAGACCCTATTGACAAGCCCATATAGGGGCCATATGGTCTATATGCGACCCAGACGAGGGACTGGTACTCCCCCGCCGGGTCTAACCAAAGCAACCTTTCTGAGAGGTTCCCATGGCTCCGGCCGTTATATCGACTCCCGTTCTCGCCGCCAAGCCGGTGGCAAACATCGATGCGCACATCAACGGCCTGCTGGATGAGCTGCGCGACCGCATCTGCGGACGCACCGTCGCCCAGGGCGAGGCCGTCTCCCTCAGCTACCGCGAGTTCATGGAACTGCGCGGGGCGTTCATGGAGATGTCCGGCACGGTCCGCAATCGCCTTGCTTGGCCGAAGTGAGGGAGGCGGACATGCTGAACACCGCGACCCAAGCCGCCGCCGCCTCGCGTTTCAGCCGCACTGGCCAGATCGAAAACGCGCTGACGGATTTCCTCGCCATCGTGCAAGGGATGAAGGCCATCAGCGGCAGCGGCCGGGATTATTCCTGCGCCATGGACTTCCTGATCGAGAAGCTGGAGGAGACCTATCGCGCCCTCGAAGACCTGCATGGTCAGGAGGAGGTGCACTGATGGCGACGGGCAAGGTCATCTTTTTCCCTGGCGCGGAGGAAACGCTGCGCCAGCGCGATGAAAGGCTCGATGGCGTCAAGCTGGTGCTGGGCGACCTCGACGCGCTCGCGGAAATCAGCTGCGGGCTTTCGGCGGGGAATTTCGCGCATGGGCGCGCCTATGTCGCCGCCGAGATCGGCACGCGCGTTGCTGTCCTGCGCGAACTCCTGGGTGTCGAATGATCGACCGTGACCGGATCGGCATTCGCGCCGTGGCGTGGTCGGAAGCTGGGCGCGACGCCATCTTCTGCCACATCCTCGACCTGGAAATGGCGCTCTGGCTGGCGCTGGATATGCTGCGCAAGAGCGCCTATGCGCGTGACATGCGCGACACCTTCGGCGAATGGGAGGCGCTGCTTGAAGCGGTGCCGCCCAATGATTTGAACCTGCCGTGAGACGAAATCACCCCGCTTCGGCGGGGTTTTTTATTGGGAGCACCGATGTCCTGGCGTTTAGCCAAATCCCTTGAAGCCCTGCGGCTGCAAATCGACGCGGCCAGCCCGAACCGATCCAAAGCCTCCGATGGCAGCATTGGCGACGCCGCCCATGCCTCCCGCGCCAGCGATCACAATCCGTGGGTGAAGGACGGCAAGACTGGCATCGTGACAGCCATCGACATCACACATGATCCGCGCCATGGCGTGGATGGGGATTCAATCGCGGCGGCGCTGAAGGGCAGCCGCGACAAGCGCATCAAATACATCATCTGGAACCGCCGCATCTGGAACCCGGAGAGGGGCGCGGACTGGCGGCCCTATACCGGCAGCAATCCCCACGACAAGCATATCCACATCTCCGCCGCGGTGGATAAGCCGCGCTATGACGACCCGCGCCCGTGGCAATGGGGCGGGGCCATGCCGAAGGCTGACGCGCCGGAAGTCAAGGAAATGCCGCTGATCTATCAAGGCATTCCGGATCATTTCGGCGCAATTGCCATCGCCAAGACGGCACTGGTGAAGGCACTCCAGGAGGAAAAGGGCTTCGGCCCGCTGCTCGACGGCCTCGTCCGGGGTTTCCAGAAGCGCGAGGGCCTGACCCCTGACGGGAAGATCGGAGCGTATACCTGGGACAAGCTTGAATAAGCGCCCGGCTTATTAAACGAAACCATCCAAGGCTTTAACAGCGAAAGGAAGCATAATGACTGTCATCACGCCCACTGTTGGCCGGATCGTCTGGTATTGGCCGCCGAACAATAAAGACCGCCAGCCTCAGGCGGCCATCGTCACTTACGTCCACGACGATCGTCTGATCAACATCAACGCCTTCACCCACGATGGCATGCCGGTCGCTCGCACCTCCGTCGCGCTGGTGCAAGAGGGCGACCCAAAGCCGGACGACGGCAATTACGCGCAGTGGATGCCCTATCAGCTTGGGCAGGCCAAGAAGCATGAACCCGAGAAAGCGGCATAGGAGAACAACCCCATGAACTGGGAAACCATCCAGCAGCTCGTGCGCATCATCCTCTACAGCGTCGGGGCATTCCTTCTTGGCGAGGACATCGCCAAGGGCGAACTGTTCCAGGGACTCATTGGCGGCGCTTTGAGCGTCGGGGCGTTTCTGTGGTGGTGGGTCTGGGAACGGAACCGGCCGGCGCCGCCCGCGTCATGACCATCCTGAAGGCGATCTTCGCCGCGATCTTCTCGGCGGTCCTGGGCTATGTCCGGGACCGCCAGCGCGACGCCGAAATCAAAAACGCCGGCAAGACCGAGGCCAATCTTGAAGCCCTGGAGGAAACCAATGCGCGCGTTGAAAAAGCTCGCGCCGCTCGCGCTGATGCTGCCGCTACAGGCATGCGCGACGACGACCCGTACATCCGTGATTGACACGTCCTGCCGGTCCTTCGTGGCGATCCATTACAGCCGGAAGGATACGGCGGGGACGATCCAGCAGGTGAGAGAGCATAACGCGGCGTGGGATGCGCTGTGCGGGAAGTGAGAAGGTGGTAGGGACGCCACCGCTAATAGCGCCCCTCAGAACCACATCTTCTGTCCAACTCGGGCGGCTTTGATGCCCCCTTTCGGAATCACCGATTCGAAACCGTTCCTGCTCATTGGAGGAAGTGGCCAGAACGCAGGGGCTAATCTGCGCTCTAGTTGTCTTGGTGGGCGGGTCGCCGTGCAAGCGATCCCAGCCCACCGACTGAACTCCAACTGGCGTCTCGATTATAGACGAGTCCGGCACAGGCGGCAATGTGCGCGGTGCTTCCCATCGCGCTGGCGGGCCGGACGCTACTCCGGCTGAGGCTCTGTTTTCGGGCTGTGGGCGAACCACATTTTTCCCCGCTCCTCTAGCACCCTGCGTGTCTGCGACTTCCACGCCGCCGCCAGTACATCCCCTTCTTAGCTGAAACCTTTCCCTCCCATCAATGGTTTATGAGACATGCATGACGGAAGAACAGCCTCACCGCGCCTTAACGGAGAGGATCGCCGCGCTAGAGGCGGCTATGACTGGCCTGGAGAAGAGCCTCGCC